TATTGATTACGGGTTGTTCTCCTTCTGGATAAGTCCATTCTTCACTATTCAGTAGTTCGACAAAAGACGGATCGCTAAAACTATAGCGAGGAAAATCTTCATCATCGAAGGGTGCAAGGTATTCCTCATGCAAGATTACCTTGCTCTGGTCTACACTTGTCCTCATTTCCGGTAGGACTTCTATTCCGTGGGACTTGCACCACACGATGTCTACAATTGCGTATTTCATATTATTTTGCTTTTAAAGTTTGTAAATAGTTATATGCTTTGATACAATCTTCCCTGGAGAGGACTGTAGGATAAATCGCTAAGTTTTTGAAAGCAATTTTAGTATATGCGTTACCTGAATATCCTATAGTTAAGAGATTTTTACTGGTAGATTCCGTTTCTTCATTATAAATAGATTCTTTCCAGTCTTTTGAATAAATCCTGCCATCAGAACAAATTGCATTAACGGTATTTTGATCGGGAATCAAATTATTTCTACCATTTTTTATGTTAATAAGTATTGGATTATAATTATAAATGACTATACTATCAAATTTTACAATACCAGCATTGTCATTTTTCCCTGTATTTATAAGCTCCCAATCTCCTATTACAGTCCAATCATTACCCATTTCAAATGTAGACGAAGTTATCTTATCATCCACCCCATCAGTAACCAGATATCCTTCGTATTCGGGGATTTGCTCTATAGTAATGTCACAGGATTCTTGTACCTTATTTAAGGTAAATCCATACCAATCTCCATTTGCTTTAAATGGAAAAGACGGTAATGTATAAGTTCCATCTTCTGATATTTTATATAATTGTTGCCCTTCAGAAGTTGCTTGTCTATAAGATAGGGTTTGACCATCTTTCAGTCCATAAACTTTTATCTTATAAGAAGGAACTATAAAAGAAGGTTGTTCAGGATAGGATTGATAATATAACTGTGTAGACGCAACTTTAACTGAAGTTATATTTACAGAATAACTCGTCCAAGTTAAATCCGCTCTATCAGTAGATTGAACCCATCTACCACCAGCATAATTCTCAGCATACAACCCATACCCACTCCCTTCTGCAAACCCAGAATTCGACAGCACAAGATTATTACCATTGCCCGTAATGTTGGCAATAGTAGCACGATCTTCGTCCTCGTTGGTTTTGCCGGTGACAGTCCATGCTTGATCAAAGAATAACCAAGGATAGGTTTTGACGAAGTAGTCTTTGATCTTGGTCAATTCTTCTTCGGTGGCATCATGATCGAGAATGACTATTTCCCAAATGGCAGCATTGGCATAATTACTTAATTGGCCAAAATAAGTTTTACAAATACACAGCTTATTAGTAGATTTAGATGTTCCTTTTTTTATTATTTGACCATTGTAACTACTTGATGTTTGCCATGTAATAGGGTTATTATCATCAATATATACATCTGTAAAACTATTATAAGATCCCGTAACGTCATTTACATTTTCATCCTTTCTATATTCAATTAAAAAAGCGCCTTCATCATTTGTGTCAAGATTTGATATTAAAGGTCTTTTATATTGAGTTGCATCATATCGTGTTATCCAATTCCTCAATGCAATAATACTATATCCTTTTTCTTTAGGCAATAATGGCAAGTTGTCACATCCCGCCCAATCGTCTACTCCGTCAAAGACAAGTGCGCCGGGGTAAATATCACTAATACCCGATCCTTCCTTCCAAGCGAAATTCTTGAAGGATAGGAACCTACCTTTATGGTCCGCATCCTCGATCCTCGGATCGTCCATAGCCGCCATCATCTCGTTCGTCAGGCCGCCAAAATGCCAGCGCGTAACATCACCCGGAAGTTGCGGGAAACCGTCGCTGGAACCGCCACCACCGGCCATTTTCCTACATGTAGGAAATGGAGCATTCAGGCGCAGCCTATTTAGCTGCACCTGGTTAAGCCCTATTTTGTTAAGCCCAATCATGATTGATATGCTATTTTAGCGGTTGTCACTTCTGCCCCGCTCTCAATCCGGATATGCATGCCGGCAGGTACGTTCGGTATCTCAAAATCCAGCTTGGCCATAAGAGGCCATGCCGGAGGCAGCGGAATGGGGACATAATCCTCTCCCGTCAACGACTGCTGAACGCTCAATGCTCCATAAGCTCCCGATACATTTGTACGGGTAATCTTAATATTAAAAGGTCCTGTTGCCTCGAACTCGCAAACATACAGGTCACCTTCTTTATTAAATGTCAAATCCTGTAATTCCATCACTTCACCATTTTATCGAACAATACTGCTAATGCGCCTGCCGGCACATCCTTATTGGCATCAACGAGCTTGTCAAATGCAAGCTCCGTGAGAGATTCGATTTTCACATCTACCGGTTCACTATTCATACCGCCTTCAAAGCATCCTTCATCCTTATTGTAGGTGCCTATTTGAACTGCTTTCAAATCCCGGTTAAACTGTTCATTTTGCTTGTTAAATGACGCAACCTCCAAATCCGATACTGTACGGCTACCACCGGCTGCTACAGCCTCATTGCTTTCGAGCATCTTCATTACCAGACTGTCATAATCGTCCGGTTTGAGACGTTCTTTTGCAAGGTCCATATCCGCACTGTACTTATCGGCCACTTCCCGCAGAGCACGGAGATTTCTGATCACTTTTAAGCGATCAGAAGTATCCATGCCTGAAAGTTTCAAGTCTTTCAGCACCGTAAATAGTTCAACTGCTTCGATAGTTTTCACGGTCAAGCCTCCTCAATTGTTTTATTGTTGATGGCTTGTACCATTTCATCGACCAGTTCCGATGTATCGGTCCGGTACTTGACATATGAAATGTCGTTGATATTGATGCCGAGCATTGAAAAATTACCGATGTACGTTACACCGTCTTTCAATCTGACATCGCCATTTACTGACTTAACCTGACCTGTGTTAGAGTCTATTTCTACTTGTCCTTTCAAAGTGATCTGTTCACCGTCATAGATCACGTCCGCAATTGTTCTTTTGTTGCTAATCTGTTTCATATTACTTTATTTTATGGTTGAGACTTCATTCTAATGAAAAAATGTAATGTTCCAGAATCTAATTTATTGCTTGCCCATTCTGTTGGAATCTGCAACTGAAAATTATTATATTCTGAGTTTGTATCCAGGTAAATTTGTCCAAGAGATTCATAGTCTACATTAACCTCTCCACCTGATTTTTTGTATATAAAGCCCTTTGCAAGGACATCATAGTAACCATGTATATCAACGGTACCATATCCCGGTATTTCCGTATAATAGTCACCAACTATCTTTGCACTGAATTTCAAAACATATCGACCATCATACGGAGTCCCTGAATTGGGCTGAAACTCTATTTCTTTGTTTGATACCGGAATTTTCGTTTCATAATCCGGTATCGCTACGTTTTCATACCCCCCGGATGAAGAATTGGGATTGTATATGTAGAACCATAGGAAATTACCAGGACTAAGCCCTTCTTTTCGTTGATTCAACCTCACTGTCTGTGACTCTATATAAGGGACTTTAAAAAGCATTTTTTCTCCTCCGGTATCAGTATATCCGACATACATCTCAAAACGGAGATATTGATACGTGCTGCCGAGATTTTTTAATTCATATTGCTGGTTATAGGACCTTGTTGTACCATCCGTATTCACGTATGACGGACTTTCAATCAATGCTATTTCATTTTCCGATCCGCCTAATGCAAATGTCCCAATTACCTTGATATAGAAATGATCAATATATCCCTGCACTGATTTCCAATTTATCCCTGAACAAGTAACAAGAAATACCAATCTCAGGGAAAAAGACGGATAATAGTCAATTACTCCATTGGCTGCATTTGTACAATTAACAAAAGGAGCTTCCGCATTGGTATCGTAACCGGCAAAATATCCGAGTGATGCACGATAATAAGGATTGGCCGAATTACCTGCATCAAATTTCATTCTAAGTTTGATGCGCTGATCAATATCAATGAAGAAGCGCCCAGGACTATCAGGACTCCAGATATTCCAATAAGGCAATGCCCCGTCAATCATAAAGCCGCGTGTACCATCTGTATAGCCGTTTTCTGCTACCCGAAAAGCATAACCTTTTTCCCCTCCGGATTTGGCCGCGGCCACAAGCCGGAAAAGATCACGGATAACGTACC